AGCACGACTAATCCGGTTGCGTATGTTTTTTCCGATAAACTATTTGTTGATGGCCCTTTATCTACATCTGATGTTGATGTGTGGTTCTTACGGTCCCCAGCAGATATTGAAGCTGATGGTAATGAATGTTCATTAAATGTTGCACTGCATGAATCTGTTGTAGATATGGCTGAATCTCAGCTGTGGAAAATGGATGCAAAAAATGATCGTGCAACAGCGGCATACGCAAATGGCAAGGGACAAATTGATTCACTAAACGCAAGATATCCAACAGAAGCCCCAACAGGTATAGGTACTAAAGGAAGGGGTTAACCCGTGGTCTGGGAATCCCTTATCGATAGGACATTAACGTCCTTTGATGCTGGAACGCCTAGAGTTAAAGTCAGAAAGTACCTGGAAGAAGCCGAGGTAGATTTTGCTTTAGGAACAAAATGCTACGTTAAGGACTGGTCCTACATGCACAAGTCTGGCAGCATCTCTATTCCGCTGCCAAATGATTTTGTAGAAGTCGTTGGCCAAGTTGAATACGATACTGCTATATTAGATCATCGTAGAGATTTTAAAGTAAGTTCTCGCTTCAAAAAGAACAATCAGTTAAAAACCGGAACACCCCAATCTTATTATGTTAGGGGTGACAAAATGTTTATATATCCGGTTTCTGGTACTGGTCTTGTTACTTTCTCCTATGCTGCTATGCCAACACATCTAGATCCTCTTCTAGCGGATCCAGGATATGAATGGCTACGGTTCAAGGATCTAACCTATGAACAGTTTTATAGTGGCGATTCTATTGAGGGTTTTACCTCTGGTGCTACAGCGGAAGTGGTTGATGTAGTTAATGTTTACCAGGACCATGGATATTTGGTCTTAAAAAATTGGAACGAGACAGATTTCCAAGATGGTGAGCAAATATACAAAGCAAGTGAAGAGGAAGAGATGTGGAGCAACATATACGCTTCCTGGGAAGACTTGCTAGATGACTGGGCATCATTAGGTCTTGGTGGTGTTGCAAATGCCAGGGGTATTGAATATGATTATTCTGATCCTGGTGTTAGTCCAGTAATACCAGATGTGTATCATGGAGATCTAATTCATTACGCAAGATCAGCACTATACGCAGATCAGGGCGATGATCAAAGATCCCTACAGTCAAAAACAATATACGAAACCAATAAACAAGAAGCTGATATTCAGTTACCGATGAAAGGCTATAGTGGGCCAAACCAGATAATTGATACAATGTTTAGGTAAATAATGGCAATATTAAACATACCAGTATTTGATGGGGGGTTAGTAACACATGCAGATCCCGAAGACATCAAACATACATCCGCAACTACAAGCATCAACTTTGAGACTGATGTTCCAGGAAAGTTAATCAAACGCCAGGGCCGGGGTAATCCATCCACTCTTACTGCAAATCATGTTGGTCAAATAGTAAAATGGACCCATGAAGATCTGGACGATCCAATATGGGTTTATTTTGAAACTCAAAACCACACCATATCTAAATGTGATGGTGATTTCACCAATATTGACCAGATAAAAGATTTGTCTTCTGGGACACCCTCAACAGCAGTTGAAATAAGCAACTTTGGCCGTAAGTTAAGATTTGCTAACGGATTAGATCAGAAGGCTGGCATATATCAGCATATAGATCGTGAGTTTTTCTTTGGAGCACATGTTTTTAATGCCTTGCATTATGATAATGGAATGATGGAATTACCAGCCACCTGGGATATTGTAAGCATTGAAAAGTTAGAAGGGGGGTTTAAACAATCAGGCCACTACTATTATAAATTCTGTCCAGTATTTGATGGCACCCAGGAACCACCGATGCCGGAGGGATATAAATATTATGAAATGGGTGGTGATGACAAGATCTTAAAGGTTCGTTTTCACATGGATATAGGTGATGGAGATTTTAATCCCAGGATTACTTCCCTAAAGGTATATAGATCTTGGGCTGATACAGTTGTTGGAAATACTGAACCAGTATATTATCATGTTCATACAATTCCTATAAATACAAAATCAGACCATGATGATATCATTCAATCTGCAACAGTTAGGCCATTAGACGATCAATTCTGGTCAGATGATATCCCATCAGTAGAGCCGGACCATTGGGGTGAGCCATATTACAGCTATTATATTAGATACAACAATTTGAACTATGAATTAGATACCTCTAGTTACAATCCCGAATTCCTAACTCTGGACACCGGGGATTGGGGTGGTATAAATATATTTAATGATGCATGGAAATTGAGAGTAGGCGAGTACGACCCAGGCCCAAATACATGGTATTATGAAGATATTGTAGATAAACAAATGGGAGGATATGGGGGTAAGAAGTGTATATATAATGCTGACTGGGTTTGGTATTCTGGTGAAGCTGATGGTTGGATTGTTTATAGTGATGCAGAAAATCTTGATACAGTAGCAGCAGATAGTGCAGAAAGATGTATAAAGTTGGCCGCAGCTTTATCTCAAACGTCTAATTTTGATATAGATATATCAGATGGATATCGTATCGTTGTCGATGGTGATGATGTAGATATATATTTTTATGATTATGCACATACGGACAGATCCCTACATCCATTGGGTACAAAGGACAAAGCTGTTGTTAATTATAAGTATTCAGCATATGCTTCTGGCCGAAATTTTGTGGGGAATGTACGATTGGATCCAGATTCCGAAGCCGAGGATCATGGAGACTGGATAATCTTTTCAGAGTTGGGCCAACCGGATGTATTACCAATTACAAATTATATTCAGATCAAAGATACTCAAGGTGGCCAGATCACTGGCCTGGGGAAACACCTGGGTTCCTTGGTGGTATTTATGGAACGTGGCATATATCGTTTAGATGTGGCATCTGACCCAAGACATTTTGCCTTGATTGAATCCGAGGAAAATCTTGGCTGCATTGCTCCAAACTCAATTATTACTGTAGCCGGTCAGACCTTTTTTGCGGGTCAAGATAATGCTTATGTGATAGATACAGGTTTTAATATTTCTCCGATATCTGAACCCATAAAAGACATTTACCTGGCAGCTTCAAATTTAGAACAATCAAGATTCTTTTATGATCCAAAGAAGGCTAGACTTCTTTGCCGGTTTGGAGATGATACCCAAAACATTTATTGTTTTGATATTATCAAAGCAAGGCAAGGTGAGTCTGTATGGTATCAATTAGATCTTGGCTCCACATATGGAGCAGACCTTTTTGCAATAGATGAAAACTTAAATGTATTTTCAATAACTAACGAGGAATAACCCGACATGAGCAAATTAACAGAAAGCATATTCCCAAAAGGAACTGTAAAATGGGAAATAATAAAAGCCGATGGAACCGCAACTGTTCACGAACCTGATGATAACACAATCCATGCCGATATAAAGAATAGTCTTGGTGCCAGTATGATCGCACAACAATCCAATTTTGGATGTATGAATAGTCCGTTTTTGGATGATGATTTCACTGAAGCAACCTCGGGTAACTCCGGACTTGTTATGAAAGATGATGACCCATTATTCTACGGAATGGAAACCTCATTAGAGAGTACAGGGGGTTTAACATTTACTCTCAAAGGTATTTTAAGGTCTGAAGATGACTATACTATTACGGATGGATATCTAGGTCATTCCTGGAACACCGGCACCAACGATTTCGATGTTGCGTTCAGTTCATATAACTTTAGCCCAGATGTCGTACTTGAAGATGGAGATCAATTAAATGTTACCTGGGAAATCACAATAGCAGACTCATAGGAGAAACAATGATAAATATAAATACCTTACAAACAAAAATTCTGGTTACTGGCGATATTGATATCAAGGTATACGATACAGAAGATCTAAGGCGAATGGAGCCAAAGGTTTCTATAGAGGATCATAATACTACAGGAACTTTCCTTATGGGGGAGTTTATTGATCAAATGCATTCAAGTAGCGGTAATACTTCCTATCATATAAATACAGCATCTAACTGGTTCACCCAAAGATATCCTGGAGAGGATTCAAACGCAAATGTAACCGAACAGGATGGGAAGGATGGTATTCTGGCAATATCCACTGTATCTACTGGCTATATTGATAGTGCCAGCGGGAATGGCACTGAACTGCTTCATATGTTTTTTCTACATCAAAATAAATCAACATCAAATGTTAACAATGCATCTGAATGGACTGCTGAATCTGTATGGAACCTGGCCACCACTACCATAACTTCATTTGAAATAGGTAAAGATTTGATGACCAATTCGCAAGACCCTACTGGAACATTTGAGGATGATGTAGCAACTTATAATGTTCCAGATTTTAGTATGCAATCAAGTGATATTCTTCGGGTCACCTGGACCATTACTGTTGGATGATGAATCATGCCAGTTCCAGACTGTACCATTAGTACAATAACAGAACCATCTGCAACCGACAGCTTTGAACATGGTAAATCTGTAGATGTTACCTGGACCATAAATTCAATGTTTTATTGTATGCTCTGGGAGGTGAACTCTATTAAGTTATATGAATCTGGATCATATCATTCAACTTTGTGGAGTGGATCAATGAATGTTACCGATCTGCATAAAACGGTTACGCTGCCATCTACAAATTTGACTTATGGTGATATATATACAATAAAAATTACATATGGTGTGGCCTAGTGGCGATTATAACATCAAGCACATTTACCATAACACAACCGGGGACCATAACGGTAACAAACCCGACTGCTAATACCGAGTTATATATTTCTGATAGTATTAATATTACTTGGACCTGGGGTGGTAGCGTACCAAATGTAAAAATACAACTATTCAAGGGATCCTCCGGGTCAGCAGTTCTTACCAACTCTACCCCTTGTGATGGATCTTTTAACTGGACGGTAGCCGGTGGTGATTTAAGTGGTAGTGGTACAGATTATAAAATAAAGATTTCGGGGATAACTGGGAGTGCTGTTGATTATAGTCCCGCATTTGAAATACATGCTACTTATCCACCCACCATCAAAACCGCAAGTGATTCTGTTGGTTTTAATGAATCTATTACCAAAACAGTAGAAGAATATAAGATAGTCAAATCCCCAGCTGATACTAATCTCATTTCCGAGCAGGTTAGTAAATCAGTAAGTATTTGGAGGTATATTAAGCCGGCCAGTGATTCTGTTGGTTTAAGTGAAAGTGTTAGTAAAAGCACAAGAACTTGGATCCACGATTATAGTCCATCAGATTCTGTCAAATGGAAAGAAAAATTTCTTGCTGGAATAGTAAGTTCAAAAAGAACAATAGACACCTCTGGTTTTGTTGAATCAGTATCAAAGTCAACAAGAACCTGGAAACATATCAAGCCGGCAAGTGACTCTGTATGGCAGCTTGGAATAAATGAAGTTGTTAGTAAAAGCATAAGAACTTGGATCCATGCTTATAGTCCATCAGATACTGTTGGCTTTGTTGAAGACAAATGTGTTTCTTGGATCACCTCCACCAAACTTTCAAGTGATACTGTTGGCTTTAGTGAATCAGTATCAAAGTCAGTTAGGACCTGGATCCATGATTATAGTCCAAGTGACACTGTTGGCTTTAGTGAATCAGTATCAAAGTCAGTTAGGACTTGGATCCATGATTATAGTCCATCAGATACTGTTGGATTTACAGAAGGTCATATTACTGGAATAATAAGCACAAAATATACTCATGACACTGCTGGCTTTAGTGAAGGTGTGACGGATGCTGTAAGAACTTGGAAACATATTAAGCCGGCCAGTGACTCTGTCGGTTTAAGTGATGTTGTTAGTAAAAGCACAAGAACTTGGATCCATATATTTAGTCCAAGTGACACTACTGGCTTTAGTGAAGGTACTGAATCTGAAATAATAAGTGGGAAGATTTCAGTTGATACTGTTGGTTTAAGTGAAAGTGTGACGGATGTTGTAAGAACATGGAAACATATTAAGCCGGCCAGTGACTCTGTCGGTTTAAGTGAAAGTGTGACGGATGTTGTAAGAACTTGGAAACACATATTTAGTCCAAGTGAGACTGTTGTGTTTAGTGAGGGTACTGAATCTGAAATAATAAGTGGGAAGATTTCAGTTGATACTGTTGGCTTTAGTGAAAGTGTGACGGATGTTGTAAGTACATGGAAACATATATTTAGTTCAAGTGATACTGTTGCGTTTAGTGAAAGTGTGACGGATGTTGTAAGAACATGGAAACATATATTTAGTCCAAGTGATACTGTTGCGTTTAGTGAAAGTGTGACAGATGCTGTAAGAACTTGGAAACATATATTTAGCGTATCGGATTCAACCCAGTTTTCGGCTGATTCTGTTGGGCATTGGGTATTAACTCCATTTGAAAAAGGTGAATTTACAGCATTTTCAGAAGACGTAACTCCAGTCACCAGGACTTGGAAACACATATATTCGTTATCAGAGGATGTTGGTTTTTCAGAAGAGATTATTGCTGCAACAAGCTTGTGGTTCCACAATTATGATAATCTATCAGAGACTCCAGTATTTTCAGAAGTAGTAACCCCGATTATTACGGTTTGGAAACATTTGTTTGTGATATCTGAAGTTGTTGCTTTTGCTGAAAGCATAAGCGTTTCCCCAATAAAAATTGCGGCTTCAGATACTGTTGGATTTGTTGAAGATGTAGTGGCTGAAATTGGTCTGATTATCAATGCTAGAGTGCTGCCATTTGAGGATAACCCAACAGAAGTTTTCGGGACCAGCCGAAGGACCGGTTGGATTAAAGCATCAGAAAATTTAAGTCGTGCTACTATACTGCGAAGGTTAAATGTCGAATACAATTCTGCGGATCCCGTGGATGTCAAGATCTTTGCAGATGGTGACGATGTAAATGAAATTTATTCTTATACATTGGCTGCTGGTGTTACCCCGGAAACAATAAATAAAAGCGTGAGAATAGGTAGGAGAGCAAGAAACTTTATGGTGGAAGTATCAACGGATCCAAGTTCAAATGCTAATGTTACAATCGAAAATTTAGGTGTGGAGGTAGATGCGTAATGCCTTTAAATGATGGAATAGTATATGAATTAAGCCCTGTTAATTCTACAGAAGCCTTGTCCACGAACAGGCAATCTGGTTGGTTTCAGTTTACGGATCTGGCCAGGAAGGTTTTTGTAAGACGTATAAATGCAACATATTCGAGTCCAGACGATATAACATTTAATTTGTATACTGACGGTGATTCTGATAATGAATCATTTACAGGCACATTTAGGGCCAACGATGGTGCGACTGGTGCAATACTATCTGCTGGTATTGATGATACAACAACAACACTGCCAACATCAAGCACTGCGAAATTAAGAAGCGGTGATTGGATAAAAGTCAATTCTGAAATAATGAAAGTAATTGAGGCTGGTACAACATCTCATACTGTCCAGCGTGGTATGCGTGGGACCAGTGCAGCTGCTCATCTAAATACTGATAGTATTGTTTATGCTAACTATCAATTTGGTAGTTTTAAAATTGGTAACCGTGCCAAGTATGCACGGGTCCAACTATCAACATCACAAACAACTAATCCATGTGAAATATCCAGATTGGAGATTGAATACGAATGACATTTATACCAGTAAAAACAGGCAATAAAAAGCAAGATAAGATTTTTGGTAATATTAACCGGGCTATGGGAGGTATGCAGCAAAAGATCCGGATAATAAACGGTAGTGTAAAAACAAGTGATGTGGGTGAGGGAGAACTTGTACTTTCAGTTGTATCCAAGGACAGTGAATCCCCAGGAGCCCCTATCTCCGATGAAGGAAGAGTGTATTTTAAAGGTAATGGGGTGCTTTATCAAATGACAGGAACAAAGGTAGGAGGTTAATTGTGGATCCAGCAACACTTGCTAAATTATTGAAATATGCACCTAAAATCAAATCTGGTTGGGATTGGTTAACTGGTAAGAAAGGTCCATCTAGATCTGGTTCAATGTCTAAGCTAGAGAAAAATTATCTATCTGGATTAAAACTGCAAGCAAATCAAGGGATGTCGGCTGCACAGGTAGATCAAACGATGGGCACAACTACCCGGACCATGGGTATTGAAACTGATATAGCTAAAACCAATGTTATGGGTAATGCGTATAATCAAGGATTGGAAGGTTCTGCTGTGGTGGCAGAGCAATTGAAGGATGTAGATCTTGCGGGATCAGCCGAGGTGGCAGCCACCGCTAGAAAGGTTGCAGCAGATAACATAAAGATACAAGAATCAGCCAAAAGTAAATTGGGAGCGTATGGCATACAAAAGTCAAACCAACAATATAGCGAAGCATTAAACCATTACGCTAATCAAGAAGGTAGATTGTCATCTGTGCTGGATACAGTATCTGGATGGGGTTCCGATTATCTGACGGGACTTGAGACCGAGGCAGAACATGAAGAGTTAAAGAGTAAGGAATGGTGGGATAAGTTAACAGCGGCAGAAAAGGCCGAGATTATGTATGGGGGAGGAATATAATGTCAAACGGAACGGGTAGGGAAAAAAGCCCACGGGAAAGATTAGATGCAAGGAAATATGGGGTTGATCCAAAAACTGGATATCCTTACGGCAAGTCGGAAGCGGATTATAAAGATGAAGGTGCCA